CACAATTATCGATGAAATCGATATTATGGTACACGATGGAAGCAAGTGGAGTGGTTACAAAAACTACTTTAACAGCACAGACGTTGCAGGTCCAATTGTTGGTGCAACTAAGCCTGTTCTAAATAACAGCGGACAAGCACTTGTTGAAAATGATTTGTGGATCGATACTAGCGATTTAGAAAACTTCCCAAGAATTCACAAGTACCTTGACACTAAGTGGGTACTAGTTGACAACAGCGACCAGACATCAGAAGATGGTGTATTGTTCCGTGATGCTCGTTGGACATCAGTGGGCGACCAAGCAGGCCCTGATGCTAGCCCTATCGGCGAATTGCTAATTAGCGATTACGTTGACGTAGATGCTCCAGACCCAGCACTATACCCACAAGGTATGTTGCTATGGAATTTACGTCGTAGTGGATTTAACGTTAAGCGTTTTGTTCAGAACTATGTTGATACAACTGGATTGAACATTAGATTTGAAGACGGCACTGAATTGATGACAGATTACTATCCACACCGTTGGGTAAGTGAAGCTGCTAATCAAGAAAACGGCGCTGGAACATTTGGACACAAAGCACAGCGTAAAGTTGTTGTGCAGAAATTACAAGCATTGGTTAACAGCAATCAACAAATCCGCGATGAAGAATCACGTATTTTCAACTTGATGGCTACTCCAGGCTACCCAGAACTAATCGGCGAAATGATTTCATTAAACTACGATCGTGGTTTAACAGCATTCATCGTAGGCGATACTCCAGCTCGTTTAACACCAGATGCTACAACATTAAGCAACTGGGGATTCAACACAGCAGGTGCATTGGAAGACAATGATGACGGATTAGTTAGCTTTGATGAATATATGGGTGTGTTCTATCCATGGGGTTACACAAGTGACAACATTGGAAATAACATTGCCGTTCCTCCAAGCCACATGATGCTACGTACAATCGCTCTAAGCGACCAAGTTAGCTATCCATGGTTTGCTCCTGCTGGAACACGCCGTGGTGGTATTACTAACGCAACAGCAGTTGGTTATATTACTAGCGAAGGTGAATTCCAATCAGTAGCATTGAATACTGGACAGCGTGATACATTACAAAGTGTTAAGGTTAACCCATTAACATTCATTACTGGAACAGGCTTAGTTAACTACGGACAATTAACTCGCGCAAGAAACGCAAGTGCATTGGATCGTATTAACGTAGCACGTTTGGTAATTTATCTACGTCGTCAATTTGCGCAGTTGGCCAAGCCTTATGTGTTTGAACCAAATGACAAAATTACACGAGATGAGATTAAAGGTGCGGCAGAAAGCCTATTGTTAGAGCTAGTAGGTCAACGTGCATTGTATGACTACATTGTAGTTTGTGACAACAGCAATAATACACCTGCAAGAATAGATCGTAACGAACTATACTTAGACGTTGCTATTGAGCCAGTGAAAGCTGTGGAATTTATTTACATTCCACTACGCTTGAAGAACACTGGTGAAATCAAGGCACTAGGTTAAAATTAACGGAGCATAACAAATGGCAATCGCAAGTTTATCTAAATTTACAGTTCCGCTAGCATCTGACCAAAGTGCTAGCTCGCAAGGCATGTTGATGCCAAAGCTCAAATACAGATTTCGTATCATGTTTGAGAACTTTGGTGTTAGCACTCCTACAACTGAAATGACCAAGCAAGTAAGTGAAGCTGCTCGTCCCAACGTGCAGTTTGATGACCAAACAATCATGGTGTATAATTCAACTATCCACTATGCAGGTCGTCCAAAATGGAATACATTCAGTGTTAAGTTACGCGATGATGTTACTGGCTCTGTCAGTAAATTAGTCGGCGAACAAATGCAAAAACAATACGACTTCTTTGAGCAGTCTAGTGCAGCTTCAGGCGGCGACTATAAGTTCTTAATGCGTATTGAAATGTTAGACGGTGGTAATGGAACCCACACTCCAGCAGTCCTTGAGACTTGGGAATGTTACGGTTGCTATGTTACACAAACTAACTACAACGCATTAGGCTACGGTGCTCAAGACATTTTAACAATTGACTTGACTATCCAACCTGACAATTGTATCCAAACACTTGGTGGTGCAGCAGCCCCAACAGGTCGTTTACAAGGCACAGCCGCAACAGGCGCGGGCGCAAGAGTTTAATAAAAACCCACTTCGGTGGGTTTTTTAACCTCTGATCATTAAATGCTCAGATTATTATTTCGATAAATATTGTATGGCATTCACTCCTACTTCATTCTTATCACCCGATCCTGTAGTTTTACAACGGGATCAAAGACACGCCTCTCGATTATTTGTTGACGATCAATTTAGACTTGCGCCCAAGCACAAGTTTCTATTCCACGTTGCATTCAGCATTAATCCAGCCGCTTGCAAGAACATTAACCTTACACAGCGACATAGGAATGAAATTGGAATGTTGGTTAAGAGTATTGATTTACCAGGGTTTGAAGTAACTGTGGAAACTGCAAATCAATACAATAGAAAGAAAAAAATTCAAACTACACACAAAGCTAAAGATATAGCAGTAACATTCCATGACGATAACATGGGTGTAATTAACCAACTTTGGCAAAATTATTACAGTTATTATTACGCTGATCCAACAAGTGCCCACAACGGTGGAGCATACGCAAGGAACGCTATCAAAAATTTTAGTAGTGTAGTTGCACCTTACGGACTAGACAACGGCAGCAATTTACCATTCTTTAATTACATTATGGTATACCAAATGGCACGCCATGAATATGTTAGTTATAAGCTGATTAACCCAATAATAACGTCATGGAATCACAATAAAGTTGACTACGCACAGAATGCAGTACATGATAATTCGATGGGACTTGCTTACGAAGCAGTAGAATACGGATCTGGTGTAGTATCTGAAAATGATCCTATTGGCTTTGGTGTCGAACATTATGACACTGTACCGAGCCCGCTAACTGGACAAGCATCGACAAGAACAACTCCTAGTTTCTTGGATACTGCAACATCAAGAACAAATGCAGCAGAATATTTAAATAATTCATCAACAAGTGTTAACACTTATCAGAATAGCAAAACAAAACTAAATTCTGGAGTTGAAGGAATCTCAGCAACTATAAGTTCAGTACAACAAGGTGTTAGCGGTTTACAAGGAATAACGTTTCCAGTAGCCACATCAACTGCTGGAATTACTAAAGCAACCTCTATTAACTTAGGCATATAATATGGCAAACAATTTACCTAGCAACACAGCCGGCGGAGATGTTAAACAATTTTTCGATAAGTTCTTTGTCCACGAGATTACATTTCCTAGCAATCAAATAGATGCAGTGGTAGGTTTCTTTTTGAAACACGGATTTGATTCAGAGAGTGCAAGAAGTACTAGTGTAGTACTATTGAACCAAGCAAGGTTAGATAATGTCAATGTATTTCAATTAGTAGATACATTAAAAAAACTAAACGAAGTTCAACTAAGCCAAGTAGTAGCACAAATCTTAAACTCATATAGAGAGAAAACTAGTTTACTAGGCTACAGAATTGCGCCCATAGCAGACACGTACGAATCTAGAAACATTTTGGTATAAAATGGCTAGTAAATTCGCTCGCGGTAAATTTACAATGACCAACCCGGATAAGTACGTTGGTAATAAAATGCCAATTTATCGTAGTAGCTGGGAGTGGAGTTTCATGCGATTCTGTGACTCCAACGAGCATGTTCAAAAATGGGCTAGCGAAGCCATACAAATACCATATCGAGACCCATTAACAGGCAAAGGCACTGTTTATGTTCCAGATTTCTTTATTCAATATCTAGACAAACGAGGCAAATTAATCGTAGAATTAATTGAAATTAAACCTGCAAGTCAGACATTATTAGAACGTGTTGGTAAGAGCAAATACAATCAACAACAGTTTGTCAAAAATCAAGCCAAGTGGGCAGCAGCTAATATTTGGTGCAGACAGCAAGGTATTAAGTTCAGAATACTGAATGAAAATGACCTATTCAGTCACGTATAAGTATAAGTATTGTATGACTAAGAAACTCGAAGAAATTTTAAATTTACCTGAAAGCAAGAAAATAATTAAGGCTGCTGAGAAAGCCGCGCCTCCTGCAAAGCCGGAATCATTTCTGCGAGATGTGTCAGAATTTGACAAGATTTCAGCCGCACTACCCCAAGTAAAAGGTCTGGGCGATATAGCAGATAATGAATTAGATGATCTTGCTAAAAAAGCAGTTGACGCATATGACGATATTATGGATTTAGGAATGAACGTGGAAGCACGTTACAGTAGTAGATTATTTGAAGTTGCAAGCAGTATGCTTAAGAACGCAATCGACGCTAAATCAGCTAAATTAGACAAAAAACTTAAGATGATTGAACTCCAGCTGAAAAAAGCAAAGCTGGATCAAGATGCTAATACTGAAGATAGTGTTAGCTTACACGGCGATGGTGTTATTATTACGGACCGTAATAGTTTGCTTGAAAAACTTAAAAATATGAATAAATAATACATCAGGATCACCGACATGAAATCATTTAACGAATACTTAACAGAAAGCAAACGAGTCTACGAGTTTAAAATTAAACTTGCAGGCGATTGCCCTAAAGACTGTGCAACTAAAATCAAAGAAGCTCTTGCTACTTTTAAAGTGGAAAGTTGTTCCAAGGGTAAGGGAATTCCAATCGCAGAAAATCACGAAGATTTCCCAGCAATTAAAAATGTTGGCGTAACAATTTTTGATGTCTGTTTAGCCTACCCTGCAACTAGCTTACAAGTTAGATCAGCAATCAGTAACTGCTTGAAAATTAATGATAGTCAAGTTAATGTTCGCAATTTAAAAGAACAAGAAGAGTTAGTAATCAATCATAAAAATGATAAAAAGTCTAACGAATCAATGTTGTCAAAAGACTACGAAGCAGGTTCAGATGGTCAGAAACTTGTCGGTGAGAAGCATGTAATGAGCATGTTAAAAGAATTAAACAAAGTCGGTCACCAGGGACTTACACAGTATAAAGGCGTTAATGATGAAATTCTAGCTAAATCTGTTCCTGCTGAAAAAGCCAAGAAAAAAGGAAAATAAAATGGATTTAAAATCATTAATTGCTAAAATGACAGCTATCGAAGAAGGAACTTCGGTATCTAATGAACCCGATAACATAGCAGGAACTGGTGATCAAATGCTCACAGGCGCTGCTATTGACGAATGCGGTGATATGCCTATGCCAGGTTCTATGGCTCACAGCGATCCAAAGCAACAAGACAATGTCACTATGAATGTTAGCATGAACGGC